CGTTAACTTCACAGAATCAACCACTTACGAAAATGAATATCTATTCACAACTTCCTTCTAAAACTCAATCAGGAAATGTACAAATTAAGTCTGTATATCAAAAAGCAGGAATTGAATATGCTAAATCAATTGATGGAGTATTCAGTTTGAGAGTAGATGGAACTGGTAAACACTTTGGAAATCCTTTTAGCAGTGATGCAGCATTGGTGAAGAAAGACAATCTTATTCAAACCTCTTCTACAAAAGAAAGTGTTGAGAAATATACTGATTGGGTTTTAACTTCGTTAGATGAAAGAGCACAATGGATAAGAAATGTTTTACAATCCGGAATGCTAAAAGGAAAACCAATTATTTACTACAAAGAGTTAAACGAACCTTCTCATGCAAATGCGCTTGATTTTCTAATTAATAAATATGATTGGAATACTAAGAGCACAAACTTTGAACAGGAAACAGGAGAATCAAGCACAGAATGTTTCATATAGAACACTAAACAAATGAATTGCAAACCAAGTATAGATTACATTAATAGTAATTGTGGAATATATAAAATATATTCTAAAGAAGAACCTGAAAAATTTTATATAGGGAGTAGTATAGGATTTGCAAAAAGAAGGGTGGGTCATTTTTCAGCATTAAAAAAAGGAAACCACCATTCAAAATATTTGCAAAATTACTACAATAAGTATGGGGAAAATAGTCTATATTTTGAAGTAATTGAAAAATACAATTTCCCTTTAGATTATGAAGTATCTTTAAAAAAAGATTATTTAGAATCTGCTGAACAATACTATATAGACATCTTAAATCCTGTATTTAATATGCAAAAAGTAGTAGGACATTCAAATCGAAGAGTTGTTCCTGAAGAAGAGAAACTAAGGACAAGTGCAAGACATAAAAACAATAGTTATGCTAAAGGTTTTAAATTTACAGGACAAAAATTAGAAAATGTTACAAAACATAATAGAGAAAAATGGAATAATCAAGAATTAAGAGATAGGGTTAGGAAATTATCAAGAGCAGAAATTCTTGAAATGTTTAAAATTAAAATTGAAACAAAGTGTCAAAATAAAGATTTAGCAAAACTATTTAATATACATGATGGTCAAGTTAGTAGAATTTTACGAGGACATTATAGATATTCTGAATTTAGTGAACAAGTTCAACAGGTAGAAGAGTTAGGATTAAATAGATTTTCTAAAACTAAATTAATTAAATGATGTGTCGTATTGATTACATAAATAGAAACATTGAAGCTGCTCCAACATTGACAGCAGAACAAAAGCAAACACTTATTGAGCAAGCTACAAATGCTCATAGAGACATTGTGAAGGAACTTGTTAAGGATTGGGATGTTGTTGTTCACGACAAAAGAAAGCATCGTCTCTATCTCAAATTCAATTACGAAAAGGACTATTCTCACTATCAAACATTGTTAGCTTCTCGTGGTTGGAATAAGGTGGTGTTTTTTAATGATGAACCTGATACAGGGAAAGTGTTTCTCTCCGTGAATGTTTTAGCTGATGAAGCATTTATGAATTCTTACAACATCAATGGTATTAAAGCTATTCCTGTTGATGATGCTTCCACTGTGGAAGTGTTACAAGACTTTTTCCATCTTCCTTCTTTGGTGAATATGAAAACGCATCTTGAATCTATCATGGATGAGGAGGAACATGCTAAAACATTTAAAGAGTTTTTAAATTCTGTACGTACTAAGCTACAGTTGTATTCTAATTCTATTGAAGATATTGGAGACAACTATCAAGTGGGAATGTCTAAGAATGAAGTGAATAAGCTAATATATCTATTTGGAAGGGAAGATGTTGAATCTACGGCTTTGGGTGTGAGTAAATATACAAGTGAAGCTGTGAAAAAGCTTTCCTATCTATCTGAATTGTTTTTTGGTAGTACCACCGATCAAAAATTGAAGGATGTTAGAAGAAAAGCTCAATTGGAAAAACAATTAGAACTTGCTACTTCTCCTACTAAAATTGACAATTTAAAAAGACAATTAGACAAACTCAATGCTAAAATAGCTCATCCTCCAATTGGTATTAAAGAGAGATTGAAAAGAGTGGAGGAAAAAAGAATTCTTCTCAAATCTAAAACTGGAACAGAAGCTAAAAATCTTCAAAATGATATAGAAGAAGAGGTGAAAGATTTGAATGATTTGATTCAGCAAGGGAGATACTACTATCACTTATTTGATGGGTTGAAGGATTTGCATAAGGAAGCTACTTTGATTGATGGGAATGAGAAAGAAATTGACAAGTACAACAAAGATTTGCTTAGTAAGCTTACGGAAGATTTCATTGATGACTATAACGTCAAAGAACTATCTGATTTAAATGCTAATGAAATCCTTCAACAACTATTTGGTAGTGGTGAGGAAATCAATCAAGAATCTTTTGTACAGTATTTAAATGACCAGAAAGTTTCCAATCCTACGTTGTTCTTCTCCAATCTAACAGAAGCAATTAAGGAAGCTAAGAAATACCCTTCATTCATATTCTCTCTAAAACAAGCTCTATTGTTAGGTAGTAGATTTGAAGCTTCTATGAATGAATTGTATTTAGATGTATTCACTACTACATTCTATCCTGAATATGAAAAACACTTTGAAGAGTTTAGAAAGAACGCAAAACTAAATAAGGAAGAAGCTCTATTAGAAGACAAATACTTCTTGGAAGCTACGAGATTTAAAGAACTTGCAAGGGTTGCTTTGAAAGATGTGGATACTATTTCCCACGTGATGCAAGAAACGATTGGTCTAAATGATCAAATCACACAATTGATGAGTGTATACATCAAAGACATGCTTACAGACGTTCGTTTGAAAGATGCTAAGAATGTAGAACAAATTGAAATTCTTCAAAAGAAATTGAATTGGGATAAGAAATCCAATGATGAAAAAGCTCAATATTCCAATCAAATCCTATACAATACAAAAGCTATCAAACTTGACAACTATGGAAGAATAGAACACATCATGCAGCTTACTATAGATGAAGCTGAGGGGCTTACTAAAGATGAAGTGTATCAAACATTGAGAGACAAAGCAGAAGCATACAACAAAGCAACTCCTTCAAAAGAGAATAAGAAGAAAGAAGGAGAAAGCTACATTGAAATAGAGATGTTTGGTGCTCCTTATTTTGTGAAAGCTTTAGATGAACAAGATGTTGTGAAAGAATACGATGATTTTAAATTCAGAAATGAAAAACTTCTATTCAATCATTTGTTAGAAATTCAACAAGCAGATGTGTTTAAAGCTTTTCCACTTTCTCTTGCTCTATATAAGGAAGAAGGAAAAACTAAATCAGAAATCAATTTAGCGAACAAAGAATTGTATGAAGCTCTCAAACAATTAGATGCTAAGTTTGGTATTGACATCACTAATAGATTTGTTAGAAAGAATGTACACGATGGAAGAGAATACTTCAATAAGCAAAAAGCTTTTAAAGCTATATTCTATGAAAGAAATGAAAAACAAGCTGTTGATTTTGGAAGCTTGAAAGACATCATTAGACAAGGATTGTATGGGAATTTCTACAATGCTCGTATCACAACAAAGAATTGGAGTGATGTTGGAGAAACAAGTGGAGCAAAAACAATTCTATCTGAAAATCGTATCATCAAAAGAGATGCTAATGGACAATGGATATTCAACTATCAAGATTTAGAAGAGAGTAGAGCTGTTGAAAAAAACTTAGCTGCTCTTACTAATAAGAGAGACAACACCAAATCAACAATGTCTTCTTATACAAAACTTGAATCTGCTGTTGGGTATCAAATGGAAAAGCTATTAGGTATTCCTATATTTTCAAATAGCAAACAAATAGGAAAGAGAATTCTTGTACAAGCTTATGATGAATTTAGCAGTACATTCTTCTACAAAGAGCTTGAATACCTAATTGATGATAGAGGGGAATATTCATACAATGGGTCATCCGAAGAACTGACAAATGTCACTCATTTCTATATGATGAAGGGAGAACTTTCTGATTTCACTTCTTCATTAAAGATTGGTAGTGGAGAAGCTTTTCAATATGATGGAGAAGCTATTTCTAAATACAACAATTTGAAGAATACAAATGATGCATTGTTAAAAGAATTTTACAAAACCATTTCTGACATCAAAAAAGAATCTAACAATGATGCTGCTAACAAAAGACTACATGGAACACCAAGAGTATTAGCAGGAGATGAAAGCACTGTCTATGACAAAATGAAGCAATTATCAAGTTGGAAAGGAATTGGAGAGTTTGCTAAGAAGTTTTCTATTGCTTATGAAGAAGATAGTGTTGCTAAAAGGAGATTTAACAAAGACACACAAAAGTATGAATTCTTAGATGACAATGACAATATTGTTGAAGAAGCACAAGCAGCAAGAATTTCTAAAACTAAATATGGAGTAGATAGAAATCCTATTGACAAAGTGGGACTTCAATACACAGAATACATCCCTCCTCAATACAGAGAGCAAGATTTGATTCATAGCTTTAAAACATTTAGACAAGCAGCACATCACTATTCTGCGAAGTCAGAAAATCTATCTAAAGTGAATACGTTTAGAGTGTTAGCTAAAGGAGACATCAAAGCAGGAATCAATCCGAGACAAGCTTACAAAACAGAAGGAAGTGGAAGCACTGTTACAGACAAAAGCTCACAAGAGAAAATGCTTGTTGATGCTACAAAACTAACAAAGAACATAGAAGCGTTCATTCAAGACATGATGTTTGGAATGAGCAAAGAAGAATATGCTTTCACATTAGGTAGTGTGAAGATTGACATGCACAAGCTTACAGATAGAATGATTGGATTGTCTTCCTATCAAGCATTAGCACTAAACCTCACTGCAATGCCAGCTAACCATTTCATTTCTACAATAGGAAACTATTCAGAAGCTTCAATGGGAAGACATTTTGATACAGCTACATTTAGAGAAACATATAGAGAACTATTTGTATCTGTAAAAGGATATACAGAATACTTCCAAGACTATGCTTCAAACTATCTTACTGATAAAAGCTTCAATGCTCAAGCAGCAATTATGTTTGATGCAATACAGGGAGAATTCTTAGATCCAAAAGGTGTTGTTCACACTTCTAATTTAGCAAGAAAATTTGCAAGTGATGCTTTGTTTTCCACTTCCAATGCTGTAGAATATACCAATCAAATGCTTACAATGGTGTGTTTGATGAAAGGGTTTAAACGAAGAGATGCAGATGGTAATGTCGTATTTTTGCAGAATCCTGATGGAACACAACAGCTTGATAAACAAGGAAATCCAATAGCGCAAACATTATACAATTCTGCTATTTATGAAAGAGGAAAATTGTTGAAGTTTGAAGAATGGGTGACAGAAGATACGTTAAAACAATTCACCAATCTTGTACAGGGAATCAACAGACAGATTCATGGTAATTACAAGAATGCAGATAAGAACATGCTTTCAAGAGCTTGGTATGGAAGACTTGCTTTGATGTTCAAACGATGGATATACAATACAATGCAAGCAAGACTTCAGGAAGAAAGACTTGATTGGGAACAACATTCAATTGAAGAGGGATATTTTAGAATGTATCTAAAGCGCATCACTCATCAATACCAAGACACAATGAAGCAACAAGGATGGAAAGGATTCACAAACAAAGATAGCTTCGGAACATATTTGAAAGCAATTGGAGTAGGAGTGGGAAAAGTGTGGTTGGATACAGCTAAAGCAGCAGTTAATCCCTTAACACTAAACAATCTTAATAGCGAATCCTATGATAAATTCATGTATGGAGAAAATCTATCAGAAAGAGAGAAGAAAGCAATTATGCGAACAACAGCAGAAATGGGACTCATTGTTCAAATCATGTTGTTAGGACTTATGTTCCACATGTTTGCAGCAGGAGAAGATGACGATAAAACTGATTGGGATTACAAGCTTCTTAAATGGGGAGAGTACTATGCATTTAAAATGCAAGCAGAGATGCAATTCTACACACCATTTTTGTATTTGTTTCAAGGACTACCAGCAGGATATACAATAGATACATCAATGAGATTTTTGAAAGACCCACTAACAATGACAAGAATGATTGATGTCAACTTAGGATTGATAAGAGATTTGATTGGGTTTGATGTATTCAATGAAAACGGAGAAGTAGATGTTAACTTTCATGTCAATGACAAGTATGATAGAAGTGGAAAAGGATATAGCAAAGGAGACTACAAAATCACAAACAAAATTGTACGCTCTCCATTCGCACCAGTATATCAAATGTATAGAGTATCAGATCCAGTGCAACAATTAAGCTATATGGATTTAATTTTCAAGAACAACTAACAGCTTCTAATTATTGGTAATATACTTCTCAGTTTCTTTTCAAAATAGTTTCTCTAACATTGTTTTTCCTTTCGTTCTTTGCATCAAAGGAGCAATTTTGCTTGGAGAAACTATTCTTGATAAATGGATTATAAAAATACACAATACTTCGATAGAGGAACAAAAGTTCTATCATGTCTTCTTGAAGAACTAAATAAAAGAATAAGACTGCTTACTTCTGTAGCAACTGATACACAAACACTTTTACAGGAATTTATCCATCCTGCATACACAGTTGGATATGCTATTGCTACAAATGCAATACCTGTCACTATACCAGACAATGTGAAATCATATTCAATTGTGAATTTAGGATTGAATGGAGAGGGATTAACATTCTCTGACATTGCTTTAAGTGGAGACATCACAACAGACATTCCAGCAGCACTAAATCCATTTGGAAGTTCTGTGGAGAGAGGAGTGATTACGAATTCAAACATCACTGTCACACCAGTTGCTTCGCATTTAGTAGCTGTTTCTTGGATAGTATAGAAACGTTTAATACACAAAAATACATACAATTAAAATTATGAAAATTGTTCAAATTTCAAAACAGGAAAAAGCATATTCAGCAAATGTAGCATCCAATCTTGTAAAGGTGACTACTTCTATACCATTTGAAGCTTCCTATAGCTATGCAAAATCATACAAACTAACAGGAACCCGTACATTTACTCCTAAGACAACAGGAGCAATTCCCGGAGCAAAAACTGTTTATAGAATAGTAGGAAATGGTACTGCAACATTGACATTTACAGGAATCAATTTAAAGTCAACATCAGGAGCTTTTGTAGCAACTAATGACATTTTAAACATTCTTGAATTCACGTATGATGGAACAGATTTTTGGGTAGATATTTATCAAATTGACTAATGATTGTAAATAGCTTAAATAGAATTTCAAATACAGGAAAGGCTTTAACATTTCAACCTTCCAGTTTAGCAGGACTTGCTGGCACTACAACATTATTTGTAAATGCGAGTGGTGTTCTAAGCTGGAGAATAGGGACAGGGGTGGTACAACAAGTTTCAGGTGGAGGAGGAGCTATTTGGGGAGGAATTGTAGGAGCATTATCAGATCAAACAGATTTACAAACAGCATTAGATGGTAAAGCAGATGATTTACACATTCATTCATCAACAATCACCACAGAAGTAGCAGGTGAAAATATAAGTGGAGGAAGATTGTTGGAATACAGAAACAATCAAGTGTTCTATCACAATCCAGATGAAATATATGAACCCTATGGAATTTCTAATTCAGCAGCTATTACAGGAGCAAATGTAGATGTAACTCTTAGTGGAAATGTAACAATGGTGGGATGGGGTTTAACTACAAACGCCACCTATTATGCTAACACTAATGGAACAATAAACACCTCTCCTAATTTAACAGGAAGAAGTCAAATAATTGGAATTGCAATAAACAGTAACACATTAAATTTAAACATACAACAATCAATTTATTACTAAAATGGCAAAGTACGTAAAATTAGAAAACGGAAAATTAAAAGAGCAAGGAGCAATTAATGCTTCTACTGGAGCTACAGATGCAGCTAAGATTGCTGAATTAGATTCAAACGGAAGATTTGATTCAAGTCTGATGCCAGTTGGGTTTGGTTCTGAAACGAAAACAATTGTAGCATCAGAAGCTTTATCAGCAGGAGATTTTGTAAATGTATTTAATGATACAGGTACTGTGAAAGTTAGAAAAGCAGATGCAAGTGTGAATAGTAAACAAGCACATGGTTTTGTTTTAGCAAGTGTTTTATCCGCAGCATCCGCTACTGTGTATTATGGAAACCTTAACAATCAAGTGACAGGATTCACAGTGGGAGCAGAGTTGTATCTTTCTGATACAGTGCCGGGAGCAGCTACAGCAACACCTGTAACTACAGGAGCAGGTAAAATTTCACAAAGAGTAGGAGTAGCAACAGCTACAGGAGAAATCTTAGTAGAAATTCAACAACCAATTGAAATTGCTTAATAATGGCAGGTAAAAAACCTTTAGTTTTAACAAATGGAAGTATTAAAGAAATAGGTGCTGGTGATACAGTACCTATTTCTAATGGAGGAACGGGAGCTACCACTGCTACTGCTGCTCTTAATGCTCTATTACCCTCTCAAACAGGGAATAATACTAAAGTGTTAGGAACAGACGGTACGAATACAAGCTGGGTGGCAGTAAGTGGAACACCACGCGTGCAAAGTGTAACAAGTGCAGCAACAGTAACACCAAACGCGAATAGTGATGACCTTGTTGATATAACAGCGCAAGCAGTAGCACTTACATTAGCAGCCCCAAGTGGTACACCTGTAAATGGACAAGTGATTGAGATACGAATTAAAGATAATGGAGTGGTGAGAGCAATAACATGGAATGCAATTTATCGTGCTTTTGGATTAGCTTTACCAACATCGACAACAGCAGGGAAGACAATATATGCAAGCTGTGTCTATAATAGCGCAGCGGTTAAGTGGGACACTTTCATAACCAATGAACTATAATGTACTACAATAAATACCGATTACTGTTTACGGGGGCAGGTAGTTATGATGCGGATGCTCAAGCGTATTTTACAGCAGCAGGTATTACTGATGCAGGTCATAAAAGTGCTTGGAATACTTTTGTACTGGATTGTAAAGCAAATGGAAATTGGACTCCTTTAATAGCAGCATATCCAGTAATAGGAGGAACGAGTGGTACTCATGCAATTAATGCAAAAACTCCCGGTACATACAATTTAACGTTTACAGGAATTACACATAGTTCAAGTGGTATTACTGGAAATGGTACAACTAATAATGTAGATACAGGCATTCAGCCCAGTACAGCGTTTAGTTCTAATATAAACGTACATTATTGTTTTTATACCTCTACTTATACTGTTACTTCTACTGCAATTTCTGACATGGGAGCTTTTAACTCCACAAATAATTTTCTTGATTTTGGAGTTTATGGAACTTCTCTTAATACATCACCAAGGGCCGGAATGTTCCACACCACTATCGTTAATGCAGCAACTAATGCGGGTTTAAATAATGGAGTTTGGATTGCACAGGATAGCGGTTCTAATTTAACATTTTATAAGAATGGAGGCTCTATCGCTCCGGGCAGCATTGGCACTAAATCAGCATTAGCTAATTTAACTGGAACAATACGACTTACTTGTAGAGCAAATAATGCAGGAACAATAAGTAGAAGAAGTAATAAAATCTATGGCTTTTTTTCAATCGGAACTGTATTAGGAAACGCAGCAGCATATTCAACAGCAGTTCAAAACCTGCAAACAGCATTAGGAAGATAATACTCAATTAAATATTTTAACAATGACAACTAAAGTAACAAACATAGCTCAATTAAGAGCAAGAAAAGGAACAGTTAATGCTTTAGCTGAAACATTAGGATATTACACTCCTTCTGATGGAGGAGGTAACACTTATCAATGGAACATTTCTTCTGTGCTTGCAGACAATGGAGGAAGTGTTATTGCTGTAACAGGTGTTGCAACAAGAAGTTACGTTAATAATAATGCGTGGCTACACAAAACGTCACAAAACAGTACTGTTCCCACGGGAACGTTTGTATTTGGAGATTTAGATGATGCGGGGCAAAGCGTAACTTTTGGGTGTCACTACACATCTTTAGGATTAACAAGTGCTGAACATGCAATCTTGAATACGAGAATTAACACATTAATGACCGCAGTAGGTAGATAATAAAAACAATGGATTCAAGACTATATCAAGCAGGACATTTAGCTATTCCTTTAAAAGCTAATGAGGGACATTCTCTCAATCCTCAACCAAATTTTATGGTGATTGAGAATATCTTTGGAAGAACAAAAGCAGAACTTCCTATGTTGGGAGATGTTGTTGTTGCTAATTCCAGCTATAAACTGGTGTATAGAGAAATTCTTAAAGCTAACGAACAATTAGGAAGAGGAGAAACTACAAGAGAAATCATATATGAAAATGAAAATCAATATGTTCCTATTGTAATTGTCCCTGCTCTTTCTGATTATGAGTATTTAAAAGCTTCATTAAAACAAGTGAGTGAAATGTTGTCTTTATTTCAATTCCGAGGAGTGTTGTCAGGATTTCAATTAATTATTGATGAAACAGTGTTGGATGAAATCATTGCAGACCTTACACCTGTTGTTACACCACCTGTAGAATAATGGGAATACTCTTAACAATTATTGCAATTATTATTAGTTCTATATTAGTTCCTATTGGAATAATATATGGAATAATAAAGCATTTGTTAGGAATCAACAAGAAAGCATTGAATGTTGCTTTGTGGATTGATATTGGAGGGAATATATTTTGTGCAGAATTATTTAATGATTTATTCATTAAAGAGGTTATTAGTCCTTTTGGAAGTCCCTATCAAACTATTTCAGAAGTGTTAGGAATAAATAACCAACTTTTAAACATGACAAAATTAGGACAAGTATTAGTTAATTTACTTCACTATCTTGATCCTTACCATGTAGAAAAAGCAATAGGATTAACTGTTCCAGTTGTTTATTTAAGTACATGGGAACAATTTAAAAGATTTTCAATTGTTGTAGGAGCAATTCTTTTAATTCTTACACTAATAGTATTTATAGCAATTTCAATAATTTAGAATATGTGTGGAGATATATCAATAGAACAACGATTATATGAGCTTATAACAAAAATGGCAAATGGCTGCAATGGAGGTGTTGAGCTCACACTGATTAAGCAGCAGTTACAAAGTATTCAAGACTGGGTAAATGCTTTTAATTACAACACAACCATTCCAAATGCAGCACAGATTCTTACTACTGTTCCTGTAGCATCTTTTCCACAAGGAACCTCTGTACAAGAAATTTTATTGTTTCTAAACAATAAAATAAATACAATACACGCTGCTGCTGTTTTAACAAGCAATGAAGCTCCTTTTACTTGGAATACTAATTTCCAAACAGGAAACATTCCTCGTCCTGCTTACATAACAGATTTAGGAGGAGGAGAACTGGAATTCAATTCAGGAGATGGAAGTATTCCTTTTGTATTTACTACAGGAGGAGGAACAGGGAATACTGATTTAGGAATTGCAAATCGCACTTCTACAACATTGGATGTTACATCATCAACAGGGAACGATGCAACACTTCCTTCTGCTTCCAATACAGAAGCAGGGCTGATGAGTGCTGCTGATAAATTTAAGTTGAGTGGAATAGCAGCAGGAGCAGAAGTTAATGTAAACGCAGATTGGAATGCTGTAAGTGGTGATGCTCAAATACTTAACAAACCAAACATTCCTTCTGTTACGGGTCTTGCTTCAATATCTTATGTAGATGCACAGGACAATACAAAACAGAATAATATTCAATATCAGGAAGAGGGAAGTAACCTTGGAGCAGCAGGTACAGTAAACACTGTAAATTTTACTGGTGCAGCAGTTACAGCTTCCAGAACAGGAAACGTTCTCACTGTTGATGTTACAGCAAGCGGAGGTGGTGGAGAAGCTAATACAGCTTCTAATGTAGGAGTGTCAGGAGTTGGTGTGTTTAAGCAAAAAACAGGAACCAATCTTGAATTTAAAAACATTAATTCAGGAAGCAATAAAGTTACAGTTACAAATGACGCAGCAAACAGTGAAATAGATGTAGATGTTGTTGTTGCTAATTTAACAGGAATAGCTCAATCACAAGTTACAAACTTAGAAACGGATTTAGCAGGTAAACATCCTGCTATGCAATTCCAAGATGAAGGAAGTAACTTGGGAAGCAGTGGAACAATCACTACAATTAATTACACAGGAACAGCAATCAACACCTCAAGAGTTGGTAATGTTGTTACTGTAAATGTAGATGCTACAGCAGGTGTTACCAACCTTTCCGTAGGTAATCGTACTGCTACTACATTAGATGTTATTTCCGATACAGGAACTGACGCAACTCTTCCTTTTGCAACTACTTCATTAGCAGGACTCCTTACTTCTGCTGATAAAACTAAATTGGATGGAATCGCTACAGGTGCAAACTTATATACCCATCCCAATCACAGTGGAGATGTAGTTAGTGTTGCTGATGGAGCTACGACAATTGCTACTAATGTCGTATCAAATACAAAATTAGCTCAAGCTCCTGCTAATACTCTAAAAGGAAACAACACTGGTAGTCCAGCAAATGTTCTTGATCTCACTGTATCAGAAGTGAAAGCATTGCTAAGTATTGCAGCAACAGATGTTTCTAATACAGCAGCAGGGAACATAGCTTCCACTACTGTACAAGCAGCTATTAATGAACTTGATGGAGAGAAACAAGTAAATCTACAATTTCAGGAAGAAGGTACAAATTTAGGTACAAGTGGAACAGTGAATGTGATTAATTTCACTGGAGCTACTATAACAGCTTCTCGTTCAGGAAATACATTAACAGTAGATGTTGCAGGTGGAGGTGGTGGAGGTGCTACCAACTTATCAGTAGCAAACAGAACTTCTACAACATTAGATGTAGCAAGTGACACAGGTACAGACGCAACAATTCCACAAGCTTCGACAACAGAAGCGGGACTATTAACTGCTTCTGACAAAGTGAAGTTAAATAGTACAACAGGAACAAACACAGGAGATCAAACGAGTATTGTTGGAATCACAGGAACTAAAGCTCAATTTGATACAGCAGTTACAGATGGAAATTTCTTATATGTAGGAGACATTTCTCAATACACAGATGAATTAGCACAAGATGCGATTGGTTTGATGGTGGATAGCACTTTAGTATATGCAGATGCAACACCACTATTAACAAGAGCCGCACTAACAGGAGATGTGATAGCATCACAAGGAAGCAATGCTACAACAATAACAAACAATGTTATAACCAATGCAAAATTAGCACAAGCATCAGCACTTACATTAAAAGGAAACAATACAGGGGGAACAGCAAATGTTATTGATTTAACTGCTTCCCAAGTGAAAACAATGCTTGCAATAGCAGGAAGTGATGTAAGCAACACACCTTCTGGAAGTATTGCATCTACAACAGTTCAAACAGCTTTGAATGAATTAGATGGAGAAAAGCATACAAATATTCAATTCCAAAATGAAGGGACAAACCTTTCAACAGCAGGAACAGTAGACGTTATTAACTTTACAGGACTTGCTATAAATGCTGTTAGAACAGGAAACACCCTCACTGTTGATGTGTCTGCTACAAGTGGTGTTACTAATTTAGGGTATACCCCAAGTAGTTTAAATGGAACAGTCACTTCTGACACAGGAAGCGACGCAACCATTCCATTAGTGACAGGAACAGAAGCAGGACTTCTATCTCCAACAGACTACACAAAGATAGGAAACATCACAATTACGCAACCTGTCAACTTAGATACATTAGAATCTGATACTGTTACGAACAATGCTAAAGTGACAAATGCTACTCATACAGGAGATGCAACAGGAGCTACAGTACTCACATTAGCAACAGTAAATAGCAATGTAGGAACATTTGGAAGTGGAACACAAGTACCTCAATTCACTGTAAATGCAAAGGGTCTTGTTACAGGAGTTACCAATGTAACCATCACACCTGCTGCAAATTCTATAACAGGGGGAGCAGCACTAACAAAAGTTGATGATACAAACGTAACGCTTACATTAGGAGGAAGTCCCACAACATCATTGTTAGCAGCGACATCGTTAACATTAGGATGGACAGGAACATTAGCTGACAGCAGAATTACAAGTGCTGCAACATGGAATAGTAAACAAGCTGGTATCACATTTAAAAATGAAGGAAGTGCTTTAGGTACAACAGCAACAGCAATTGAAGTTGATTTTACAGGAACAGCAGTGACAGCAAGTAGAACAGGAAATGTCATCACGGTAGATATTGCTGCAACTGCTGGAACAACCAATCTTTCTTATACAGCTTCTTCAACAAATGGAATTATTGTTTGTGATACAGGGAGCGATGCTACAATCCCTGCTGCTGATGGAACAAATGCAGGATTAATGCTCCCTGCTCAATTCACTAAACTATCAAACATATCCATAACACAACCTGTTGATTTAGATGCTTTAGAGCAAGATGTAGCAGACCTCACTACTTTGTCTGGGGTAGCTTCGAACGCACTAACATTAGGTACATTTACAGGGATTACAATTCCAGATAGTAGTACAATTAAAGCAGCTATACAATCATTAGAAACAGCTTTAGAAAGTGCTACAATAAGTGATCCAACCAATAACATTCGTGTAGTGAGTGCTAATACCTCACTATCAGCAACAACAGATGGAACTGTGGTGTTTGATACAGCAGGAACAGTCGCCACGCTTCCTTCTCCCACAAACAAATTAATGTTAGTAGTGAAGAATGTTAGTGGAGGGAATATGACTGTAACAGGACATTTAGATGGAGTAGCAGCACAAACATTTACAATAGCAAGTTTAGAATCATACAAGTTTCATTCAAATGGTAGTACATTCTATATCATTTAGTAAAAGAAAACAATAAACATGAAAATAGGAATAGCACACAAAACAGTAGCAGAAGTAAGAAGTTTTACAACACAAGATGTAAGACTAAATCCTAAAGTGTAC